GTTTTACCTTGCTTACAAATGATCAAGATACTACTACACAATTTGATTGTGCTGTATGGGGCAATCGTGGTGATGTAATTGCAAACTATGTAAAAAAAGGTAATCAAATTACAGTTGTTGGCCGTGGTAAGTTAAAAACTTTTGAGAGAAGAGATGGAAGTACTGGAGCAGCGATTGAAATTAATGTTGACAATTTCACATTACCAGTAAGAAGTAGAGACTTTGAAGCGATCCCAGCCTAAGTTATAGGGGCATTTTGCCCCTTTTTTATTTATGACAATGGATTTAGAAATTACTGAACTTTCTGAAGTGTGTTCTGTTTTAAGAACATACATTTCACAAGCAAAACGAGTTAACAAAAAAAATAGGCTTAAAGATGCCTTACAAAAACTTGAAGTTGAACTTACTTATAAAAAATCAAAATTTTTAAGAGGATCATATTCTGGAGGATTTGTTACTTTTAAAGAAAACGATTTATGTCCTACTTGCAAACAGCCAAAACTAACAAGCACTTTAGCTGAATGACAACAGCCGAAAAAATCGCAGCAGCGAAGAAAAGAGTTGCTGAATTAGAACTTCTCATAAAATTATGGAGCAAAAAATGACAATCAAAGAAGATCTTAAATTTCAAAGAGCATTTAATAAAACCTCAACTGAATCTCTTAAACTAATAGAACTAGCATTAGAAAATAGATCAGCTTACATATATTTAAAAGGTGTACGTAATGTAATTGATACAGCAATCAAAATGTTAGAAGAAAAATATAAATGAAAAATAAAGACCTGATCGAAAACTATTACCACCAGCTTGCAGAGCTACAAAACCAATTCTGGTTTAATAATTTAAATAAGAAAGAATATTGTGTTAGATATGATGCTATAAATAAACGATTAAGTGAATTAGAAAATGAAACGAGAAGAAAAACCTTCTGGGGAAAAATTAAAATTTTTGCAAGACAACAGAAGAAAAAACTTAGTGAGATTATTGCTAGACGTAGAGCTTCGAGGAGTAGAACATAGAGTTCATATTACTAGTGATTCAAGAGCAGACCTAACCGTTTACGATGGGAATTGGATAAACGATCATATAAGGACTGCTATTGTTAAGCATAACTATGAAATTAGTAAGATCCCAAAATTACAAATAAAAGATTTTACCCCTAAAGAATTAAAACAATTTAAAGACTCACATGATTAAAATACTAGTAGGACAAAAATTCCAACTAAACCAATCTGTAAAAAGAAACCATACTATTAGCCAAACAGCTAGTAGATATAAACAATATACTGGAACGATAAAAGAAGCTTTTACCAGAAAAAATAAACTAGGAGTTTCAAGATATTACTACAAAGTGTTTTGGGAAGATGGAAGGTTATCTGAACACGCTCAACATAATCTTAAATCTATCTGATAAAGTTTTCTTTTTTTTATATTTTTTCTGCCTTACTTTCTTAATGTCTTTCATTTCTTGCACCGTTATCATCGCTTCAAGTTCTACCAAGCGACCTAAAATACTAGCAAGAAAAACATCTTGCTTCATTTGATGCCTTACTAAATGAGTACAATATCTTTTGATGTTATCGTAATCATCACTATTCATAATTTCTCTACACCTCATTTCAACTGAAAGCTGAAGCTCTGGAGGTGCTGGTTCAATATCTATATTTAAAAATTTATCCTTAGTCATTTGACAGGAAATAATTTTTCTTCAAGCATCTTGACTATTGCATCATCAACATCATTGTCAGACTTAGCAGCAAGATCTTTTAAAAGACTTAAAGCAGCTTTGCGCAGCGATTCAGATTTACCAAATTTAATAAATAAACCGATCAAGAATTTTGACATTGTTTTTCATGTTCTTATCCAAACATACCACGCATTACTGGATCTTGCCTTCTAACCTGCTAACCGCCTGTGATAGCTTATTTAGTCTGGTATATATATCTATAATTGTTTTTTCTCTGCGGTTACTCATGTTAGATAAGACCATAACAAAAGCGGTGGCTGCTGCTCCTATTAAAGCTGCTTGTACCTCGGTCATTTGCGTAAATAGTTAATTATGTTTAGTATGACTAATAAAACTACTTATGGTAGAACAAATAAAAGAAAATAAAAAAGGAATTTGGTCAAAATTACAAAATGCAGTACCAGATCGAGAGGAACAATTTGAGTTTGTATCGCTAGGGGTTAGGCTTATTTTACTTTTTTGGGCAACAGCAATGTTAAGCCTTTCTTACTTGGATTTATCAAAACTAGGCATACCACAACAGAAAATAGATCCAACATTTATTGCTTCGGTCTTCGTGGGTCTTGCGAGTAGCTTTGGAGCATCTATTACACAAAAAGGCAAAGAGAATGGTGGTAAAAATGGAAAGACTGTGAAAGCCGAGTTGCAAGAAGTGTTAGGTAATACACAACTCGTACGGATTGATACTCCTATAAGATTAATAGTAGATCCTAAGGAGGACAAAAAATGAAAAAACTTCTTCCATTTCTGTTTCTATTATCAGCCCCAACTTACGCTGATATAACTCAAAAATTCACTACATCTGCCCAGATTACTGTTGATATGCCATATAGCGTCACCAATAAACTCGGGACGACTTATTCAATATCAGGTAATAACATAACTCCATCTGTAACTTCTGGTGGTTCTACAACTGCTGGTCAAATAGGAGGCTTAAATTTAGGTAGTTTAACTTCGGGTGTACCAGCTTTAATACAGACCGATAAGAGTGTAACCACTAGCGGATCGGCCTTCAGTTTGACGGAAGCTATAAATATTGGCGATTCTCAACCTACTGCAATCACTCCGTCTAGCGGAATAGCCACGTTACCTCATCTTGGGGGGCAAACAACAATAGGATCTGGAGGTACTCTTGGATCAGGTGCGATGACTTCTCTATCATCAGGAGTCCATACTTGTAGCGGTGCATTTGGGTCTGGTTCTAGCTGTATAGGATCGACTACTGTGCAAATTACCATTGACTAAGTTTTGGTTGCTATTAATAATATTATTCCCTGTCAAAGTCCTTGCAAACCCAGTAGTACCAACGTTTCGTACAGGAAGTTCTTCGACTCACAGCACTTCTCAAAGTGTAGTGACCGAAAGCATAACCAGCTATCAGTACCGAACAGGGTACTCTCTGAGTGTCTCAGGGACAAACATAGAGAGTGCAGACGTTAATGGATATATCAATTCAATCCCTACAGCAGAAGCCACACAGACAGCTAATGGAATTAACTTTTCATATACAAGCCCTACTCTTGAGGGAGTGCCTAGATGGAAAATAGTAAATTCTGGACAGCCCTTTTCTCTGGTCGAGTCAGTCATTGGAAGTGGTCTGGACACTATAACGAAAATAGATCGGGTTATAAACACCACCACTACAACCACCGTAGAAACTACGTTTGGCCAGTAATTCTTGTAATCCTTTGCCCTGTAAGGGTTTTGGCTAATACAACAGTTGCAAGTCCTAGCAGCCAAGCACAAGGGACAGTCAACAATAATGCGACACAAATAATGCCAAATAGCAGTCCTCAGTTCAGGATGTCACAAGGTATTGTATGTAGTTCTCCAAGCCTTACAATCACTCCTTATGTAACCGATTCTCATACATTCAACTTACCGAGACAAGACGTTACCAGACAAAATATTTACGATGAAGATACAGGTGCAATTAAATACGTTCAAGAAACACCTAGATTTGAGAAAGAAAATTTTAATCTAAACTACGGTATTTCTGCACAAATAAGTATTCCTTTAGGAAAATCCCCTGCGTTATGTCATAAGGCAACTGAGATTAATATTAAAAATCAAGAGTTGTTATATAAGAAAACTTCACTAGAGCTTGCACTTTTTAGACTTAAGGTTTGCTCAGAACAGGCAAAACTGGGAGTTACTTTTACTGGTAAGTATGCAAGTATTTGTGAAGGTATAAAAGTTTCAGTCCCACCTAATCAGGTGATCCCTCACTCTCATTCTTTGACTTCCGAGAAGTAAGTTTCTTTATTAAATTCTTTACTATAGGTTTTACTAAATTTAAAATAATAGGAGTAGTCGCAGCCACAGTAGCGATAGCAGCAGTAGAGATAACAGTAGAAAATTCTGGGAGGTACTGATCTTTGAAAGGAACGTCCTCATACAAAGTGGTGCAGCTACTACCATCTTCGCTTCTTTTATGACCTATGACACGTTCTAATTTTTTTTCGTTACGAAAATCTCCAACTCTCTGATCTTTTTTACTAGGACATTCTACAAATACATCTTCTTTTTTTTCATCTTTTGGTATCTCTGCTTGAGGTGGTTTGCCTTCAGGTAATTTTTCAGGTTCGTCATTAACAACGGCAGCTTCCTCAACAATAATAAGTTGATCTGGTTGATAATTTAAAGGATTAAAACTTGGAAAAGGACAATTTGATCATCAATTATAAGATTTCTATTGCCTGTATTTTTTGTATCTCGATGATGATAAGTACAGCCTATAACCTCTACATTCGAGTGGTCATAATTAGGCAAAAAAGTGTAAGGTAAATGAATCTCAGGAATATTTATTTCTGGTATTTTTATTTCTGGTATTTCCAATTACAATCCAAGTTTTTTAGGAATAGCTATAGATGGGCCTGTTGTTTTTGGTAAACCTTTTTCTAATACGTTAGGCATCATACCTTTTACGTTGCCCATGACTTGATTCATAATCTTTGCTTTGAACTGCTCAGATGTTACATACTTATATCCAAAGTACCCTCCCCCTATAACTGAAGTTACCATTATGAATGAGAGAATACTCAAAACATTAGCTATTTTTTGAAACATTTTATGCTTAGAGAAATTTTAATAAAATTAGCAGGGCCACTTACGATGATGACTCTGTTTTTAATTGCTGCTCTTCTTCCACTTTATTTGATGGCTGGTTTTCTGAGGATGTCGCTTGAGTCTCCAAAATCTGCTCCTCAAGGATCTTCATTGCCCCATTAACTTCATGTAAAGCAATAAATAATTGCTCCCTTTGTTGAGCAAGTTGCTGTAATCTTTCCTGTAAATTCATAAATTAGTAAAGTTTTTTACCATCAGTAATAGCTTTATCTATATCTGTAAAAGATTCAGATGTCCAAATAGAAGTTGTTTCATCAAGCTTTTTGTAAGCTTTTATTACTTCTAAATGTTCAACATTACGTTTGATCTTGTCTTTGTAATCATCATCAGTTTCATCTGATGTCTTGGCGGTGTTGATGACAGTTACACTATCACCAGCAGCAGAAAAGATTGCTTTGATTTCATCTGCGGTTTTTTCTTCCATAATTAAAAATTAAGTTACCTGTAGTTTACCCTGCTTCGAGGGCTGTGACTTTTGCTGATAGTTCTTTAATTGCATTTACTAGAATTGGCACCATTCTTTCATATTTCATTCCATAACTCATCCCATCCTCTGTGAGATTACAGATAAGTGAATCATCATTTGATGAACCATAGCCATTTGCTTTTTCTACTTCTAAAGCTTCCTGTGCTAAAAATCCTATATGTAATCTTTGTCTTTTCTTTGATCCGTCTGGTGTTCCATAAGGTTCTTCATCTGTTCCATACCAAGTTCTTCTATCCCATCTGTATGTAACTGGTCTTAAGGCATTGATCCAATCTAAACCAATATTGAAATTTGTAACATCTGTTTTATCTCTTGAATCTGAGGAAGATATTGAAGTATCAGCACAGAATAAGTCTGAAATGCTATTATTACCTAATACAACTGCGTTGCTACCATTAACAATTCCACCCGAAGGACTATCTGATCTACCAGCATTGTAACCTAAACAAAGATTATTAGAACCACCTACTATTTCAAAACCAGCAGTTACACCTATTCCAGTGTTTTGAGATCCAGTTGTGCAAGATCCAAGACTACTATCGCCCATAGCTGTATTTCCATCAGCAGTGGTATTAGATCCTAAACTATTTTTCCCTGCGGCTACATTTGACGCTCCAGTAGTATTAGCATCTAAAGCAAGAGAACCTACAGCTACGTTTGAAGCTCCAGTTGTGTTTAATAGTAAAGCATCTAAACCTATTGCACAATTATTATCAGCAATAGTATTACTGCCTAAAGCATGTTGTCCAATGGCTACATTCTGCGATCCAGTTGTGTTGTCATTTAAAGCTTTTTCACCACAAGCTACATTGAAACTTCCAGTAGTATTATTCTCTAAAGCTAAAGCACCCACAGCCACACTTTTTTGTCCAGTCGTGCTTGCTCCTAATGCATCTTTACCAATAGCAGTATTGTTAATCGCTGTCGTATTAGCATCTAAAGCATTAGCACCCACAGCTACGTTTGAAGCTCCAGTTGTGTTTGCTCCTAAAGCTGCACTTCCAATAGCAGTGTTATTAGAAGCTGTTGTATTAGCATCTAAAGCAACATTTCCAATAGCTACGTTATGACTTCCAGTTGTGTTTTGTCGTAAAGCTACAAGTCCTATAGCAGTATTTCTTTCTCCAGTAGTGTTTTCATCTAATGCTTCAAATCCAACTGCAACGTTAAAAGATCCTGTGGTAGTTTTTTGTAAGGCTCCTACTCCTACAGCTACTTGTTGACTCCCAGTTGTGTTTGCGTTTAAAGCTGAAAAACCTACAGCGGTATTATCATTTGCTGTAGTATTTTCACCTAATGCAATATGACCTATTGCTGTGTTAGCTGTACCAGTTGTATTATCATTCAAAGCACCTTGTCCTACCGCTACATTATCACTCGCTGTGGTATTTGATCCTAAAGCACCTTGACCTATAGCTACATTGTTATTTCCTGTAGTGTTAGCATCTAAAGCAAAAGCACCTAAAGCTGAGTTATTAGCTCCAGTTGTATTTACTAGCAAAGATTCTCTTCCTATTGCAGTGTTATTGTTAGCAGTAGTATTTGCACCTAACGCATTATTACCAACAGCTACATTAGAGACTCCTGTCGTATTAGCATCTAAAGCAAAAGCACCTACAGCTACGTTTGACGTTCCAGTTGTGTTTGCCAATAAAGCATTATGCCCAAAACCAGAGTTGTAGTCAGCAGTTGTATTAGAAGCTAATGTTCCATATCCGAAAGCACAGTTATACTCACCTTCAGTATTAGTCTGTAAAGTAGAAACACCGAAAGCATTATTTCTTACACCTGTGGTGTTTGCTGTTAACGAACTTAGACCAAAAGCACAGTTACCAACCGCAGTTGTATTAGCGTCTAAAGCTCCACTACCAACAGCAGTATTATTTCCACCAGTAGTTGTTAATGCTAAAGAATTGTAACCTATAGCAGTATTGTTTGAAGCTGAAGTATTGGTTGTTAAAGTCTGATAACCAATAGCGGTGTTAGAATTTCCTGTTACAGCAGCATCTAAAGCAGTTACTCCAAGAACAGTATTTGTAGAAACAGAGTTTGCTCCTTTACCTATATTTATACTATTTATCGTTCCATCTAAAGGAAAAGCGGGTGCGCCTGCAAGACTAAATAAATTTATATGAGCATTATTGGCAGTATTTCTAAGCTGCATAATACTTGTAGAAGTATTAGCAAAAAACTGGCTTGCGTAGTTTGTACTAGGTGCGGATGATCCAGAACTGTTATTAGCTAAAGACTTTAAAGCATTATTAATATCTGCACGAACATTTGCTCCAGTGGAGTTATCAATTTCCATATCATGTTGAAAACCCATTTGTTAATCCAAAATTTTCTCTAAGTATATCTTAATTCAACTCTAACTACCACGTCCAAAACCAACAGCAGTATAACTAAATGTTTTATCCTGTACAGCATTTCCAGCATTAAGAAACTTTATATTAAAACCAGTTCCAGAAATGCTTGTAAGTTCAAATCTTTCATTAGCTGATAAATCATTAGCAGTAATACCAATACTAGGTAATTGACTACCAGCCCCGACACTTGTTCCACTCTGACCTGTAAAGAATGTATGGTCGAAAGTTATATCAAGTCCAGATGATGATGTACCAGATGAAATATTTGATCTTTGTTCTGTTCTTCTCTCAAGCTCTGCTGTATATCCAAGTTGATCTATTTCTATTGATTGGGCTGGATCATCTGAATCCATTTCACATCTAAATTTAAAACCTCGCCCAACATAAGTTCCATTGACAAAAGGATTAAATCTTGAAAAGTTTGCCCCATAAGTACAAGCAGTTCCGCTAGATATGGTTGCACTTGTAGCTGAAGTAACAGTAAATGTGCTTGAACTTGGTACAGAGATTATTTGATAATTACCATCTGTTGCAGAACCAGCAGTAAAATCTATTACAACAAAATCACCAACAGAATATCCATGAGATGTTTTTGTAATAGTTATGGTCGTTCCACTCTGCCCATAAGTAGCTGAAACTGACAAATCAGGATCTAAGTCAGTGGTTGCAACTAATAAAGATGCTCCGACATTGAAAGCTGTGGCTGCATCAAAATCAGTCCAAATATCAATATTACCTGTTCTTCTATCTATCAAATCATTAGGATAAAAACCTTGAGTTACAAAATGTCTACGTAATCTTAAAGGTTGTTTTCCTCCCAGATCTAAAGTATTTGCAAACTCATAAGAACCGCCTGTAATGTCAACTGCACCAATAAAATCAAAGTCAGCAATAGAGTCAAAGTCTGATTCATCATCTAATGTTACAAGTGAACCAAGTACAAGTCCATTGACATCATCACTAAAAAAACAATCTACTTTTGCACCACCGAAAGGAGGTGAGTCTGTATCTTCTCTATCTGTTAAAACTGTTAATTTTGGTAATGGATCAGGGCTTGTAACTAGAACTGATGTTTCACCAGCACTTAAACGGCCACCATCATCTTTAAATTTTAAAATATATTCCCCTTCTACAATATTTGGCACAATCGACTCGCTGACATTACCACTCAATTCAGGTAAAACGTCAACTGCATTTGTAAAAGTTCCACTTCCATCTGTGAGGTTTGACGATCTTATAACCACGTTTCCACCATGTATCACATCTACATCTGTAGATTTATCAAAACGTAATCTTACAAATTGATCTGATATTGGTTCGATGCGTAAGTTCTGCACATCTGCTGGTAAAGCTGTTTTACCAACTGCTTTAAAATCATCTATTGATGCTGCTGTGGTGCTTAATATACCTAATGCATTATATGACTGCACTTTAAATTTATAACTTCCTAACCTAGATTCAAAAAGTTCAAAATCTGGTCTTGATACTCTAAAAACTTCAACACTATCATTTTCAAATTGTGATTCAATTCTGTATTCTTTGACTCCTTGTATAGGTTCCCATGAAACAAATATTTTAGAGACAGCACGATTATTTAAAACAACAATCTGCTCTACAGCCGATAATCCTGAAGGTGGTGGCTTTACATCTAATAATGTTGTTACATTGCGAGGTTGTGCAGGGATAGTAGTATCTTCAACTTGAGCATATTTATTTACATCATGTATTATTGCTGAGACTGTATATTCAGTTTCACTTGATTCCTCAATAGAAATTACTCTATAAGTTTGAAATTCTACTGATGTATTTTCGATAGCCCAGACACTATTAGCTTGTGGCACTGCTGAGAATGCAGATGACACAGTTATTGTTTTATCAGATATAGTACTTATTGATCTAGTTTCCATAGTGCCGTCAGGTAAAACAACAGAAAGAGTTGCAGCATTTTCTGTAGTCAAATCTGTATTATTTGCATCATCAACAATAATCTGTGTAGTTGAAACACCTGTATTTATACGTCCACCTCTACGAACACCAGCCCTCATTGAATCAGCTATACCAATTATCATTGAAGGTCTAACAATAACACCAGCTTCCAATGTCGTTGTAAAGCTACATATTTCTGTTTCTCTTAAATTTGTATATAAGAACCAACGACCTAATCTATTTGCCTGACCTCTTGATGTACAAGCAAAAGCTTTAATTGTTTTTCTGGTTTTGCCATATTTTGAAGGGAAAGACGATAAAGCAGTTACATCACTAGCTGTTACTAGTTCATAATCAATTTTCTGCGTGTCATTATCAAAGTAAGCTACTTCCACCTCTGTGAATTTAGTTCTCTGACCTGTTCCAGTATATGTAAATCCACTTTCAGTGACATTTGCATTTGTAAATAAATATTCTGCATCAGAAGTATTTGTATCTGTATTTGTTGGTCTATCTTGTCCTATCTGTAATGTGCCAACACTATAAAAAGGCATAGCGTTCATAACAGAACATAAATCATTTATTACTGTATAAGCGTCATTTTTTTGATTTAAAATTACATTACAACTAAATCTTGGTTCTGTTGTTCCTGTAATTGGATCTGTAATTATCTCACTTGCATATTTTGATGCTTGAAAAAAAGAAAATACATCTAATGAGTCCTCAGATACGACACCATCAGGCCCCCCAAAACCTTTATCTGTTGTTAATAGGTCATATAAAATCCATGCTGGATCTGCACTCCACTCTTTGTCAGTTTTAAAAGTACCGTTAAAAGTACCACTGTAAGAAATAGCTCCATTATCTACATCTACACTTCCGTTATGAGGAATCTTAATCTTTGTACCCTTAACTCTATACATTCTTTTAGGAAAGGATTGAAAAGATTGTGCATTAAATCTTAATGCAACATAAGCAAAACCTTGATATGCTTGCGATTCCGTAATTATTGTTGTAAAAGATAAAAAATTAGTATTGTTTACTAGTGTAGATACAGTACTGTCATTTGTATCTCTTATAACTGTTACAGTTATGGGAAATTGCAGATTTGAACTCTCTAAATCAATCTCATAATCTTTTACAAAAGGACTTGTAGCTTTACCATTGATAGAATTTTCTACAACTGGATTATGTACAGTTCCATCATTTTCTGTTATTCGTATTGATATTTTTACTTCCGTACCAGTTATATCGCCATCAGATTGAAAATTTTGTAAAGCTGGAATCTGTATAGATACTCTTATAATTTTTATTAATTGATTACCATCAGCATCTTGAACACCTGTGATTGATCTTGATACAGGTGAACTTTTTGTAACTTGAACTCCAACAGGGATTGTATTTTCTATTCGATCAGGGCCAAAAGTATCAATAGTTCCTAATGATTTTTGATCATCTGAGCCATTTCTGAAAAAAACTTCTACATCTTGAAAATTTTGATCACCATTTGCATTTTGCAAAGGTGTGTTATCTAAAAAGATATTTTCTCTATAATCAGTATTTTCTGAATTTGGATCTACGAATCCTTGTATTTCTCCATAACCTAACAGATCAACAACAGTAGCAAATTGTTTACTTCTTAAACCACCTTCTATTAAATCAGGGTCAATAACTCTGCTGTCAGGTTTTTTGCCAAATAATTCATCATCAATTAATCTAGGCATGTTTTAAATATTTATATAAATTATAATCATTACTACTTATTTTACTGATGACGAGGAAGAACACCAAGCGACTCTGTAACTTTTACATTACCAGAACCAGAAAGTGAAATACTATGACTACTTGTTGGAAATGTAAGTGTATTTGTTGTGACACTTTTTACTAAAAAAAGTGCAGGATCTATTCTTGATCCATTAAGACCTCCATCAAGAAAATCTAATCTTATTGTTTCATTTTTTACAAATTTATGATTATTTATAGTAACTACTAAAGCTGAACCAGCAGATTTTGAATAAGTTCCCTCATTGGCTAATATATTTACTAATTGAGCCGAATCAACCCCTGCACTGATTAAAATAGATCCGCTAAATACATGACCATATAAAATTGGAACGGGAACACCACTTGAACTTACATTTTGTATGCCAGAAAAATTATAGGATCCTCTTATATTTGGGTCTGTATCACCAACAGAACTTTGATTTTGTGCTGGTTGATTATTGCTTAATAATTCAGTAGCAAGAGTTAGACCAACTGTTAATAACAAATTACCTAAACCACCAGTTGTAAAAGCCAAAACAAAAGGCAAAGCATTTGAAACTACAAAATCAAAAGCATCACCAATAAAATCAAATACAAAATCACTTCCAACCGCAACTGGTATTATTTGTATTTCACCCTGACCTTTTAATGATAATAAATCTTGAGTTATTACATTTCCATTCATTTTTACTTTATAAAAATTACTTCTCATGTGGCTTTCAAAACCAGCAAAATTAGCTTTTAAAAAATTAAAAGCCTGTTCTGGTGAACTAACAGCAGC